GCCTTTGGTGGTCTTGTCCCTCCGTTATACTTTGCCAAGCCGGATCGAAGATGCCCCCGGCTGGACTGTACCAGTTCCTCTAGTATGCGCTCGGCTTGCAGGGCTTGGTTCACGGCATCGCTAGACACCTTGCCCCAGTGCCGCTCCTGAACCTGAAAAGCGCCCTTGCTGGCACCGCTATCCCCTACCGACTTGGGGTTCGCATTTGATTCTACGATTGCCACCGCCGCCATCAAGTGCGGTTTTTCTGTAGCCAGCACAGCTCTTGCCATACCAAGTGGGTCGCTTGATCCATGGCATTCAAAGGCTGCCGCCAACTTCTTTTCTTGTGCCGAAGGGTGGTTTATCAATACAGTCTTGTCGGGTGCATCACACCGGTATGCCATGGTGCTACCACCCAGTAACAACATGCCCGCCATCGCCATCTTTACATATTCTGTATTCATTGTTTATGCCTCCTGTATGCTAACATTGATGTTACGGTTGCCGCGCAGGTTTGCCGCGAGATACTATATCCTTGTTAAACTGGTACGCCGGACGATCTTTGAAAACTATTTTTGTCAATATGCCTGCTTCTACGAGTCTGTTAATAGCCAGTGACACGGACGGTCTAGGGACTTCCAGCTTGTTTGCCAGATAGCGTTGGGATACTGTTACGATCCCTCCATATTCCATCTCGGCCCACATGGTTATCATCACCCTTAACTCTGTGCCACGCAGATTTTTGTTGGTAGATATTTTGTCAAGCGCGTCCTGCATTAGCATAACAAACTCCTTATTTTTTTCTCTATCAGCTTTTTGTTTTCTCACGATTACTTGGTCTACTTCCAAAACTCGCCGTACTTGTTTACTATGGTCATATTGGTCATGGTACACACCTTGTTGTTACATTGTATCAACTAAGATGTTATGCTATGTCATACCATGCAATATGTCAACACTAATTTTTACCTTAACAATTACGGCGAGTTGGCTATTCGCCCTTCTTTTCTTTTCCTGCTATTTTTACGTATTATACCACGTTGAACTTGGACATTACAACATGGCGAGTAGCATCTGTAATGTGTGTGTAACGGCGAGTTATCCAGCTTGACGTATGCCCCATGATAACACGCAGGGTTTCTATGTGGTCAGGGAAGCTCTCAAGGAACCGAGTCGCAAAGGTGTGCCGTAGGGTATGGAACGTACATTCCTTGATGTTAGCACGGTTCAGGGCGGTGTCTAACCCGAAGTGGCTGGTAATCAGCATGTGGGAGTCAGGTTTTTTGGTTGACGGGAATACCCATCCAGTCAGACGGTGTATACCATCTCTGTTGCGCCAAAGCTCCAAAGAAATACGCAGGTCATCAGTCATAGGTATCCGCACCAATTTCTTGCCTTTAACGATCTTCTGAATCTCGTTCTCTTTCCACTTCACTTCTTCCCACTTCAATGTTAACACGCCGTCAATCCGAAGGCCGGTATTCAGAGCGACTACCACGATAGGTAGAAGGTGCTTGGGTGCCGTCTTATGGGTGCAGCTCTCAAGCAGCAGGTTGATCTCTTCTGTTGTCAGGTGTCGGTCTTTCTCGTTGTCTTCTTCCAGCATCTCCATGCCCTGCAGCGGGTGGTATTTCAGCAGCCGCTTCTGCACGGCCACCGCCAGTATCCGCTTGAGGGTAGCCACTTCACGGTTGATAGTAGCTGGTCTGCATTCTGTTTCGCGGCGTATATCAATGTAGGACTCCACAACTTCTGGAGTGATGGTTCGCATATCCAATCGCCCGAAGTATGGCAGAAGATGCCCTTCAGTGCGGCGCTCGTAGGACAGTTTACTTCCTGCCGCCAGCTTCCCGTCCCGCTCCCTGCGGTCAAGCCATTCCTGCCACGTCTGGGCAAATCCGTTCAGGGTGTTATCACGAGGCTTCTCGTACTGTTCGCCTTCATCCCGCTTCGTCAACAATTCGCGCTCCATCGCCTCCGTGTCCTTCTTCGACTCTGCCCCTGCTTTAACCATCTTGTGCAGCTTACCGTCACTACCTTGTAGGTATGCGCTGTAATACCACTTTGATGACAGTCTGGGCGAACCACCGCAAGCGCAGGTTTTAACCTGCCACTCCTTTGCGGTTTCTTTTGCGGTCTGACCCAGCTGCTTGTTGCAACTTGCACATAGTACCCGCTTGAATACTGCCATGGCTATACCCTCCCTTTCCTTTTATTTACGATCCGCTTGTCGTGACCGGTTCTGGTTAACGTCCCTATCTCATCAGATATGTCCACCCCGTTAGCTGTGGCAATAGGGCCCATGACCTGGGCAACCGTCACACACATATTCGGTACGCGCTCTTTCATCTTGCGGATAGCCAACAACAACGCCTCTTCTTCAGGGGTCAGTTGCTGCTCATCGCCAGCATCGCCCAACAGTTTCACCATCATGGTGTCGTTGGTATACTCTTTCAGCAGTGCCACGATCTCTGCCCTGGTGTACTCAAGGTGGTACATGACGTTGATAAGGTTGTGGACTTCCAGCCCCTTGAACGGGCTATATACAAAAGCCCTGCCCACGCTGTCGGCTGACAGACCAAGGGTGGTGGCGTGGTTCAGGGTAAACTGGCGCACACTCTCCCATCCCATGTCGTCCTTCCTGTCTGACAATATCTTATATAGTTCCGGTTTGATTTCCAATCGTCTTCCTGTGGTCTTTCCGCTCATGGTATTACCCCCCCGCCCGACTATGCGGGTGTTTCTATGTTGTACCTATCTTATATCGAATCAATATTCAATGTCAACATCTTTGTTAGTATGGTAAATATTCAATGGTGTCAAAAAATAGTTGACAACGCACAAAGTTGATATATGATGCATACAAAGATGTTATGTGAGAGGAGGTTAATTATGGCGGAAAAGCTGGTCAGGATGCTGATCACACTCACCCCTGAAATGGCAGAACGATTAGGGGCGTATGTGTCCAGCGAAGAGGCGCGGAGGTCAGGGGTATCTGACCGAGCGCAGGTAGTCAGGGAATCAATCAACCAGTATCTAACACAAAAGGGGGCGTAGCATGGACGCATCAAAGATTCTCAACGACAGTATGATGATGGCAGAGTTGGAAGTGCTAAAGATTCAGGATGTGCAATCACTCATCAAGCATCTGTCAAAGCAGGAATTGCTGGAAGAGATACAGGAGCAGGCAGGAGTAATTCAGGACGCTCAACTGTTTATCACGGCGGCTGTTCAGCTGTTGTTTGAGAGGGCATAATGAACAAAGACCTCTACAATATACTGGGTAACACCAACGAGATGACACGCGAACAATGGCTTGATGCCAGAAAACTCGGTATTGGCGGATCAGATGTGTCGGGGGTTGCGGGCTTGTCCAAATGGGCGAGTCCGTTATCGGTCTATCTGGACAAGACTGGTCAGGCTCCCAACAAAGAAGAGAATGAGGCTATGTACTGGGGCAACGTGTTGGAAGATGTTGTCGCTGGCGAGTTCTCAAGGCGCTCCGGTCTGTCAGTCCAACGATTTCCCCATCTGATGCAATCAAAGCAACATCCGTTTATGTTGGCGAACATAGACCGTCTGGTAGTTGGTGCTGGTGGCGTGGCTCTGGCCGGTCTTGAGTGCAAGACTGCTGGCTCTACTGTGGCGAAGGAGTGGGCTGACGATGCTATACCTGAAGCGTACATGCTGCAATGCTACCACTATATGATCGTGACCGGCATGAAGCAGTGGTATGTAGCTGTGCTGATCGGGGGTAACAACTTCCAGATCCGTGAGTTAGCATGGGACCAAGAGATTGCCGATAAGGTGATTGAGATTGAAGCGCAGTTCTGGAAGATGGTGGAAGAGCGTATACCTCCTGCTGCCGGTGGGTGCGATATTGACCTGCTGGCTTGTCTGTATGCCGGTGATGACCCCAACAACATTATGCTGGATGAAGATATGGATGTGTTAGCACAGCAGTACCTTGCTGCAGCGCAGACAGAGAAGGCGGCTAAGGCGGCGAAAGATGAAGCCAAGGCGCTACTCTGTTCAGCCATGGGGGAACACACCAAGGCGTCTACCGCTACCGGTACCAAGATTACGTGGTCGCCGTATACTATGACCACCCTTGATTCGGAAAGACTGAAGAGGGAACAACCAGCTATCGCGGCAGAGTATGCAAAGGTCAGCAACAGTCGTAGATTCTCCATAAAATAACATCATTGTTAGCATACACAGAAAGGAATCAAAGATTATGGCAACAGCAGACGCACTGAAGAACAAACTTACCACCACCGCAGGCACCAAGCCTGCAACCATCCACGACCAGAAGAACGCGATGATCCCCCAGTTTCAGATGCTGCTGGGTGGCGACCAGAAAAAAGCTGAGAGAGCCTTCCGTATCGCCGTTACTGAGTACAACAAGAGTCACAACCTGCAGCAGTGTGACCGCCAATCCTTCTGGGGTTGCGTCATCAATGCCGTACAGATGGATTTGGAACCGGGACCACTTGGTTATGCCTACCTGATCCCATACAAAGGCGTATGCACCCTGCAGATTGGTTATCGAGGGATGTTGGAACTGGTAATGCGCTCTGGGCTGATTGATTCAGTCTACGCCTATCCGGTGTACCGCTCTGACAAATTCAAGTATGCGCTGGGTGCCAGCCCCGATCTGCAACATACTCCTGACCTTGAGGCTGACCCCACCGATGCAGACATCATTGCCTTCTATGCAGTAGCCCACGTCAAAGGATGTTCTATCCCCCGTATCGAAGTTATGAGCAAGCGTCAGGTAGATGCCATCCGCAAGCGCAGCCAAGCCGGTAACGGAGGCCCATGGGTTACTGATTATGCCGAGATGGGTAGAAAGACCTGTCTGAAGCGGCTCTGTAAAACCCTTCCTCTTTCAGTTGAATCCCAGCGCATGTTGTCTGTGGACGAAACAACCCGCACCAGCCTTGAGCGCGACATAGACGACACTGTTTCCGTCTACGACATCATGGCCCAAGACGTAGCATCTCATGTTAGCACACCAACCGAAACCGTTGATGTAACCATAGGAGAGATCACCGATGATTCGTCGGCAGAACTCTTTAAGTAGCGAAGCTGGACCGGAGCCACGCTGCCCTTACCGGCAGCTGGCTACTTCGGTTGTTATATCGGCGCACAACGATTACATCAAGGCCGAGCAGTTCCTTTGTCGTGGCAAGTTCGGCACGTTAACACGCAGCGCACGGGAGATGGTCCAGAACGCAGAGCGTGACCGTGACATAGCGCGGGACTTCCTGCTTGGCCTTACCGATATAGCAATTTTCTGGATGACTGCCGCTGGTGTGTCGCCCCTCACTCAAGATGACCTCATAAGAATTGTACAGGAGAGCAAGTAATGAAGAAAAAACAAAGACCGGGAATTGATATGGTGCTGCATGGGTGGATGGCAAAAGACCCAGAATTTACTACCACACCGGGAGGCAAGGCGGTGGCTGGGTTTTCAATTGCCTATCGGTATCCCATCAAGAAGACTGGCGAAGAGCTTACCAAGTGGTTTAACTGCAAGGCATTTGATGCTCTGGCTGAGTATATCGCAGAGAACTACCGCGCACGAGATTTCATCTCCTGCAAGGTACATTACTTGTCGCTGTGGAAGGACAAGAACGGTAGCACAAGGGAAGAGTATATCATTTCAAATGTCATTACCGCAGACGAGAGCGAACCAGATTTTAGCACAGAAGGAGGTGAATTTGATGGACCGCCAATCTGATCCGGCATACGACTGGCAAGACGATCTGGAACTGCTGAAGCGCAGGGCATGTGTGGGGCGCAACGATATTGTCTACGACTCTGCAGCTGTTAGCACGAGCGGCAAAATATTGAAGTACGCAGAGGGCAAGCCAAAGCTGGGGCTGGTCCCAACACTTCTGACGCACCATCTGGCAAGGGTGTACGAGTATGGTATATCTAGCAAGTACGCCAAAGACTCATGGCAGGAGTTCGATATTGAGGATGCCAGAGAACTGATCCATTCCGCACTCAGGCATATTGATGAGTACCGAGATGGTCGCTACATCTCTGACGAGAATCTGTACGGACTGATGCAGGCGATCTGGAACCTGACCACTATTCACTGGCATGAGTACCACAAGAACATCGACTACCGGGAAGGGAGGAACCAAGATGCCAGCGTGCCAGATTTGCGGTGAAGAGTTTACCCCTTATTACCCGAACCGTAAGGGTGCAAGAGATCAGAAGTTCTGCAGCCAACCCTGTCGTGATAAATACTGGCGGTCTGTGTATAAGGTAGCGGCGAGAGCTAAAGCCAAAGAAATAGCTGCCGACAAACCAAAACCTGAACCACAGAAAGACGATGGATTGGACATCATCAGCTTTATCAAGTCGGTAATAGGCAAAGACTTTATGATACCGTCCGGGCCAGTGGTCCATTACCGTCCCGGCGATCCCGGCTTCAGTGAGTTAGCACGACAATACGCACGTTAGTTTTACCAGCCCCGTCATTTTTATTTTGGCGGGGTTATTTTTATCATCTTTGTTGGTTGACAATGGATTCTTTGTTGTGATATGTAATCGGTAAGTAAATACTTTATGAAAGGAGAACCAACCGTGGGCTACAAGCTAGAATCTGATAAAAAACAGTATATTACCACCATACGTCTTACAGAACGTGAGTACAAAACAATGAAGCGCATAGCAATGAAGCTAAAGGTGTCACATGCGGATTTTATCAGGCACGCCATACGGCAAGAAGGCGAGAGGGCAGTCAAGGAGTTATTCTAAAAACAAAACCCCTGCAGGAACAGGGGCAAGAAAGGAATCACAATGAATCAGTTAATATCAGGAAGTATCAGTAACGTCAAGATGACAAGCAGAGAGATTGCCGAACTTACCTAGAAGCGGCATGATAATGTGAAACGGGCTATTGAGGCAATGAGCAACACCGGTGTAATCCAACTTCCTCAAATTGAGGAAGTTAAAGATTTACAGTCACTTAGCCCTAACAATAAGACTCAGGTATATGTTTTTTCAGGAGATCAGGGCAAGCGTGACAGCATCATCGTCGTTGCCCAGCTATCTCCTGAATTTACCGCACGGCTGGTTGACCGTTGGCAAGAACTTGAATCTGGGTTGTCAGCCATTTTGATGAACGACCCAATCATAGCAATAAGAATGGGTCAGATTGAAATGCAACAAGCTATCGCAGAAACCAAGTCGGTAGCCTGTGAAGCCTACATGACAAGCCAGATGGCTCTTGGTCTTGGCGTAACCCTGCAAGACACCATGACGATAGATTACAGCCAGCAATGCAAGCTGAACAGAGCTATGCAATCCAAGGTAGCGTCATGGGTAGGTGCCAATGCACACATGGGCGAGAAAGACATCAAGGCGTTCAGAAACAAAACATTTCCTCGCGCTTGGAGAGCCTTTCAAGACCGCTTTGAGGTGGCCTCGTACAAGGACACGCCTTCCATAAAATTCAATGAAGCCCACGAATTTATCCAAGATATGACACCATTTTCATTACTGTAAGGAGCGCAAGCCATGAAACAATATATTTGTAAATTACAACGCGATGATGATCTATTTGACTTCGCATTAGCTACTGCCAACGACTTGGAAGACCTTTTTGCGTGTATAGATGAAGTATCAGACCCATATGGATACGAATTTTACAGCGTGCCTACTCGTCAGCACCTGCTTGTGACGATAACCCATAAGAAAATATTGTGCCACGACGCAACACCTCCCTTCGAAATGTATGAACCGCACCTTGATGATACCTCAAATGGTTTTATGGAAGATTACTGGGCCTATGCTATGGACGCAGATGATGGTAAGCGCGGTGGCTGGCAATCCCTAGTTCGTATGCGTGACGGCAGTCTGAAGTTAGTACCTACCAATCAGGCGGTTGATATACAGACCATAGAATTGGATTCCGTAGATATTTTGATGGGTCATACGCCAAAAAAAGAAAAAAACAAGCGTAGTTAGGGGTGTGTGCATGAGAGCCAGAAATATCAAACCGGGCTTCTTCAAGAATGAAGAACTTGCATCGTGTAGCCTCTACGCAAGACTGCTATTTATAGGTCTTTGGTGCATGGCTGACAGAGATGGAAGGATGGAAAAACGACCACTTAGAATCAAGGCCGAGGTATTCCCATACGATTCACTGGATATTAACGGTGAATTAACCGTGTTAGAACGGAGTGGTTTCGTACAGACATACGTGGTTAACGGTAAAGAGTACCTTCAGGTGGTAAACTTCCTTGAACACCAGCGTCCACACCACACTGAGGCCAAGTCAAAATTGCCAACAATTCCAGTTGGTAGTGTCTTAACCGTGAGTTCACCGTTATCTCACGGTGAATATCCGCCTGATTCTCTGATTCCTGATTCACTGATTCAAGAAGAAAAACCTATACCTGCCAGCAGGTCAAAAAAGGATGATGGCCCAAGAGGCAAGCTCATAGCCGTATCCCAAAATGTCCAACTCACTCAGGCCGAGACAGACAGACTCATCTCCGAGAGAGGAAAGAATTTCTACCTCAAGTGCGTTGATGTCCTGAATAACTACAAGGGCAGCAGTGGGAAGAAATACAAGGACGACAACTTGGCAATCAGGTCATGGGTGATTGATAAAGTCCTCAAGGAGCATGGGGACATGAAAGAGAACGAAAGGCTGGTCTACTGATGAGCGTCTACCGGATTACGGATATGCTGTCTGACCTCAAGGAAATGAGAAGGGCAACAACATCACGCAAAGGGTTGTCAACCGGCTTCCACGACCTTGACGAGCTGATGACGCTTGATACCGGCTATCTGTCAATCTGCACAGGCTACCCATCATCAGGCAAATCGGAATTTCTTGACGCCATACTCACCAACATGGCTATCCAGCACGAATGGAACGCATTGATTTTTTCACCGGAGAACTTTCCTCTGTCGGAACACGCCCGCAAGATTCTGGAAAAGGTGGCAGGCAAAAACATCCGAGGCGTAACCAATGCCGAGATGAACGATGCCGTTCAGTTCATAGACCAGCATTTTGCGTGGATGTACCCTGCCGAAGACAAGATCAAACTGTCTGACATACTGGCTATCGCTCACGAAGAGTACGAGCGCAGACCATACCACGCCATCGTGATTGATCCGTGGAACGAACTGGATCACTCCGGGCAAGGTGGGAAGCGTGATGACCAGTACATAAGCGCACAGTTGACGGTGTTAAGGCGGTTTATCCGTGACCACAACGTACACTGCTTCATCGTTATTCACCCGTCAAAGCCCAACGATAAACGACCTGACGGTTCGTATCCTGTGCCAACGCTGTACGACTGCAACGGTGGGGCTATGTGGCGCAACAAGGCAGATTATGGCTGGGCGGCATACCGCAACCCAAATGAAAACCTGATGCAGCTGTACGTACAGAAGATCAAGTTCAAGAGCATGGGGCGGGTGGGCAAGGTAGACTTCCAGTATGACTGGCAATCAGGCAGGTTTAAGGGGCCGAGCGACAACGACTATCTGCTGCCGCGCCATGAAAGCGAGCCACCGCTATGATCTGGGAAGTTGTCAAAGAGGCATACTCAACCAACGATGTTAGCTTGAGGGTAAAGCAGGTTTTAGACGCTGCCAGCGAATGCAATGTGACCGCAGCATGGGCAATAGCCCGAAGGAGAGCTTTCTTGTTGAGCAGAAGGCTGGAGCTGGATGATTTAATAGACTGGTGCGTTGATCACGATTCCGATGATGAACAGATCAGTCACCTGATAACAGACGCATCAATCCGATTGAGGATGAAAAAACAGCGGGTGCTGAAAGAAGATACCAAGATGCGAGACTATCTGAAACCTGAACCGAAAGGGTCAATAACTGAAGAAATGATAGCCCAAGCAAAGGAATACCCTGTTGACCAGCTGATTGATTTTAATAAGGGCAAGGCTATGGCGTGGTGCCATGCCGATAGCAACCCAAGTTTGACGTTTTGGAAGAAGGGAAACAGGGCAGTGTGCTGGCCTTGCGACAAGAAATTTAATGCGATTGACATTTGTGTGGAAAGGGACGGTATGACCTTCATTGACGCCGTAAAGTATCTTTGTCGGTCTTAATTACCATCATTGATGGCATACAGGACGCACCAGCAAGGCTGTCAGAACGTTTTTAACAGATAACCAACACAAGGATTAGGGTAGCCAAATAAAAACAAGCGAGAGGGGCTGAGAATGAAATCCTACACAATCGAATTACCTGATGACGTAGCTCACATTTTGGAAGTCAGGGCAGCGATAGACGACATGAGGGCCGAAGAGGGGATCAGCCTGTTGCTTCAGAAGCTGGTCGATATTTGGGGTGCGGCATGAACAACTACGCAAGGAATCTGAGGGTGTTAGCACAATGCCAGGCACGGCACGACAATATGCTACCACCGGAATACTACGAACCTGAAGACCGGGACGCAGATGGGCTGATGGATGATGACTACGAGGAAGAAGGGTACGAGAGATGAAACAGATTGAGCTGTTTGAAAAATGGGATGGCAAATGGCGTTCTCTTTCGTTGGCTTCATTTACCGGCAATCCGATCAGAAAAGAAATCTGGGAGTCTATGGACGGCAAGGAGATCATCGGAAAGCTAACACAGGATGGACGTGTTACCGGCTACTGCGCTGGCACGAAGGAGCTGCGTGACTACTACTCCGGCAAGACCGAAGCGAAGGTATGGAGCTGGGCCGAAGCTGCTGCCATGATGGAGCGGTCAGGTAGTGCGCTGGTAGGTGAGGGTTGGGATTTGTACGATCAGGCATGTGCGGAGTTGCTGAAGACATTTGGTGAGGGGTGCAAGGTAGAATCAATCCAATATGGGGAAGGGGTTTAACATGAAAGTTTGTCCGAAGTGCGGTTATCAGACGTTGGCACAAGAGGAGTGCGGAACAGGTATCTACGAGCGGCATGTGCGGTGCTATACCTGCGGATTGCTGCATGTAAGGGGTGCCGGACAGGATAGTATCAAGCGGCAGGTGAATCCAGAGTTGTACGAAAGCGAGTGGCTGAAGAAACAAAAAACAAATGTGCATATTTCTGATTGACTTCTTTGATGGTAGATAGTATTTACCATCTTGCGACGCAGAGAAAACCAACATAAGTTCAAACAAACACACATATAGCAGCACCAGCCCCCCCTCTCTGCCGTCGCAAGCATTTGGGGGGCTTTTTTTATTTTCTAGGCTCTGTAAAGAAGAGATACCCAGGTGTGAACCAGAGCCAGTATCGCCCACACGTACCGCATGGGCAAACAGCAAGCAAGGGCTATCGGCTGGCGGGGAGCGTTACAGTAGCGCTAACAGGTAGCAACAACCGTTTCAATCACTGCTGATGAACGGGCGATTACCATCCTCTTGAACTCAAGAAGCTGAAGCAGGCTCACAATCTGCACAGCTCGGTAAGCGTGGAACAGGCGTCCCAAACTTTCTGATTCTTCAGATCGCTATGGGATGCCTTTCTTCAAAACCTCCCCCGAATCTAAGAAGCTGAAGAAGAGAAGGTAAACAAAACCAGAAGGGTATAAAACATGAAAACAGCTACCAAGAGGAAGAAACCTATTGAATGGGAAAAGTCTACAGAATATAGGGAGGCAATTCTTTTAAAAGTGTTGCGTGCAATGAAGAGTTATGGCTATCAGGACTGGATGAAGGCCGAGTTGAGCCGGTTGGGTATCAGTCTATGACCGACCAGACCGAAGAACGAATAGCGATTATGACCACAGACGGAGGCTGCACCGAAGAAGAAGCAGTTCAGTATGTGAACAGTGAGGAGTGCAAGGCCAGTATGGACGAGTGGAACACCAGATAAAGAAAAGCCCCGAACCAATGAAGGAACGGGGCTTTGTGTTAGCACGGCTTACTTATACGCTGCTATGGTCTGCGGGTGCTGATCTGCTGCATAATCTACGAGGCTTCCAAAAACATCTTCTTCATCAAAATCATGCTCGCTGCTGGCTGTTACTTCAAACTCGATACCGCCCTGCACAAACTTGAATGTCTTAGTCATGTGTATCACCTCCTCCCATTATATCGGGCACTCAATACCCTTAATCAGGGTCAGCGCCTCTTCGTATCTGCTGGCCGGTATCTCGTTGTACCGTGCCACCTGGAAATATGATTTGATGGTGGACCAGACGCGGGGGTATGCGTAATGCCGCTCTGACCTGTTGATCTTCTTTGTTTCCAACCAGTCCGACACCTTGTCATTGACTGCCCGCTGCAATCGTACCTGCTGCCAGTTTTCAAGACGTACCGAGGCTTTGACCTCTTTTACTTCGGCTGCTATCTCGTTAATGCGCAGTTCCTGGGCCTTCATCTGTGCAAGTGTTAGCTCAAACAAAGTAAGCGGTGAGGCCTGGACTTGGTAAGCTCCTGTTTTGCGGATGGCAGGGAGGACTTCAGACGTTACCCACTTCTTGAAGCGTTTGGCTTCTGGTTTGTCGCTGCGGAGGATCAGGGAGAAAAGGCCAGACTCGCTAACAAGGTTTGTTTGTCTGTGACTACCCTCAATCTGGCTGAGGGTAACTTCATCTTCATCAAGGCGCTGCACTGCCATTGATACGTTTCCAATCTCAAGTGCGGCACAAACATCTGCAGCCACGAACCATGTTTCACTGCCCACTGTAACGGTTCTAATCTGGGAATTGTCGAACTGGAAAATTGCGGGAGTTGCTGCGGGGATTGTTGTATTTTGCATGGTGTATCTCGCTTTCATTTCCAATAGTTCAGAACAAAAAGTTCTGGGAAGTTGAAAACAGCAAGCGAAAGCTGCGACAGATATTCGATATATTCTCTGTCCTTCCCAGAACCCTTTCAAAATTCTAGGCGTAAAAATACCGCAAGTCGTTGCGGGGCCGTTCGCTTACCTGTTTTCAAGCAGGTAATAAACTTATACCATACCCCGCCTTTAGAATCAACTGAAAAACATCGCTTTGATTATGCCGATTACCAACCAAAGCGGCCATGTAAAGCCGACAATCATAGCCATAGGTCCGCCGATAAAATACCACAATATTGTGTTCATGGCCTGTGACAGCGCGAGCCAGTACACCGTACCGTAAATAATGGAAATAACGGTATAACCTAACTTAAACCACCGATTAAACATATTGTTTACCCCTTTAGAGCTTAATACTTCCCGGCTGTACAAAATTCTGCAATGCCGCCCTGATGACTTGCGATTGCGTCATACCACGGCGCTTTGCTTCCCGTTTAAGCCCCCCGATTAAGCCAAGGGGCAATCTGATGTTTACTGCTTTCAGTTCTGTTTCTGGTCTTTCGTTCATGTTAGCATCCTTTCAGTTGCTGTTTTAATTCGCCCAGGGTAATCGGCTCCCAATACAGATCAAGCTCTACGTTGTATTTGACAAGCTCGATTATGCTGATATAGCCAAGCTCTGCATTTTCTGTGTCACCGTGCAAGCGGGCGTAGCCAAACGCCTGTGCCTGCTCGTCGTCAATGCTGTCACGTTCCGTTATCCACCAGTCAGACCCACCGTGAAAGTAGTGCAAGCGGATGGTAACATCATCCCCCATACCGTCAGTTTCGTAGGTTTTCGGCATAGTAGTGACCGTTTCGTAAATTTCAAGCATCTTGTTGACAAAGTGTTGTCCCTCTTCGCCCTCGGCCAGTTCAACCATAAGATCCAGCTGCCGATTACCTATAAATTGATTCAAGTTCATGTTATGCCCCCCATGTCCATTTAGATTTGCCTACCGTGTTCCCGTTGTAGTCCTGGATACTATCGCTGCAGCCTTCGATGTTGTAGCCGTCATACCTGTCTGCCAGTTCTCGCAATATTCTGGCTGTCTCTGACCCGTTGTTACCGAACTTAAAAGCGTCATTGTCCTGTTGAATCTCAATTACCAGCTTCATCCTGTCCCCCTTGTGTCGTTATGGCCCTTAAAGCCGCCTCGCAGTTATCGCAGTGTGTTTGTTTCATGATTCCCATGATGCACCACCCTATTATGGTGCAATCGCATCGTTTGCATTTCATGGTGTCCCCCTATGCTTTCCAGATTTGTACTCCGTGAAGCGTTTTAAGTCCCCATGCCTCGCGTATAGCCGCCCTCACCTGTCTTTCCGTCCGGTAAGGTGCTGTCGGCCCGTATGCGTAAGGCTCGCCCTTCATAAGGTAAAAGTATTGATTGCTCATGGTGTCCCCCTTTGGTTGTGTTGACTGCTCAATGAGGATGCTAAACCGTGTTAGCATCCCTTTCAGCTTTCAACGTAAGCTATCAATGATGGTGCAGTAAGCGGCATAAATTAGGCAGATCAGACCAGCTATGGTCACGGCTTCCATTCGATTACCCTTTCGTGGTGCATAAGTTCTTTTATGGTTTTATAGTCTGACTTGCAGGTAAAACCGTCACAATAAACTACCTGTAGCGGATGCCCTGCGCGTTTCACCCACTGCTTGACCCTGGTCAGGATGCTAGTACCTGGTACATATACGAAATCGGGCAAAAATACGCGTGTCATGTTATTCCCCCTTTGCCTTGGCGATGGCCTGTCTTGCTTTTATCAGCATGTCACGGGTGCCGTCTGCCGGTCCGGTGTGCTCACACATCCATGTCATCAGCTCCCATGTTGTTTCAAGCAGTTCGGGCGCGGCTGCGATCAGGACGGCGTTAGCTTTTGATTCTATAACCCCGCTCACAATGTCCTCGCCCGACTTGTCACGTATTCCATATACCGGCCCACATTCCGGCCTTGCCCAATTTTCTGCTGTCCACTGCCCTGCTGTGTACTTGCTCATGTTAGCACCACCTTTCTTCCGTCAACAAAATAAGTGTCGTGGTATGCCCTTATTTTTGCAGCAAGACCGCTGCGCCTTGCGTTTGCTCGCCTTGTCTCATACGCATCTATGATGTCGTTGTTGTAGTGTTCTGATAAAATCTCAAAAATGCCGGATATACACAAAATATTGCCGACGCCGTCTGCCTCAAGTTTTTCTCTGAGCAAGTCCAGAAACAAATCATCAGATAACCCGTCATAGCGTTTCATGTTGTTACACCTCCCCGATAATGACCGGCTTATAACCGGCCTTGCGTGCGAATGAAACCGCCTGGAGCAATGAAAAGAATTCATAGCGTCCCGTTAATTCCCGCCCTGTTACCATGTAACCGCCGTTTGTTTGTTCGATGTAAGCGCTCATTTTAGTTACCCCTTTTTAGTTAGGGGCCGTGCTAACACAGCCCCTTGATTACCTACCTGATATTTTCAATTTGTTTCTTTACCCAACGTGCCGCCGTTTCCGGCGTTTTAAAATCTTCGCCCTGACTCGGGGTTAAGTACTCAAGCAGCTCGATACTTGCATCAGCTGAACAGCTGCCGTCTTTGCACCAGTCCACAAACGCTTGGCTATGTTCCGGCTTTATGTCGCCTTTCCATTCCGCGTCACCTTTTAGGATGCCGCAACCACCGTAACCGCCTAAATACTTGTTACCGTTAACCGCCTCTTCAGCCGCGAAACCTATACGCCTAAAACCTGCAGGGTGCGCCACCAGAAAAGCCAGCTCGTCGATGTCAATTGGTCTTGTTGGTACGTCTATCCTGATGATGGTATTACTGTTCCCGTCCTGCTCTTTGTGTCCTAATGCTACAAAAAATACCGATATCTCTACAATCCATCCTGCTTGTTGCAGATGATCCGCTAGTGCCACTATTGCAGCACCACGGTTACGGATTAAATCAGCACTTGTGCTACATGCTGCAGTAGCGTTAACCGCTATTTTGGCAATTTTGCGTACAGGTTCCGTTTCTTCGTGAAACCAGCATTCAGGCTCACCAGATATCACCAGCCCGACATCGAAAAACTGGCCTGTTACATCCATTCGATAACCGGCAAACTGCTCTTCAAGTGAGTGTTTCACTTGGTCCATCCGTGCTAACACGTCTTTTGTACCTTCGTTCCAACCCTTACCAACCATCTCAACCGCACCAGACCAGCCAGCATTCATGTCCCAATCTTTTGCTGGTGGAGTGTAACGGTCCTGACTGCCGCAATGGTCGTTAAAATCATGCCGCTCTTTGATCCAGTCAAACAGGTCAACGGCAGATTCCGCCACCAGCATTCTCGCCTTCTCATTGCTACGTGGTGTCGGTTTCCAAGTTTTAAGGTATGCCATGTTACACCATCCTTTCTTTGTTGTTTGTTCGTTACTGCCGTCAATGATGCCATTAACGGCAGTGTACCAACCTACAACGCTGCAGCTGCCTTGATTTTGCTGATTACTGACTTGCTTGTACCTTTCCAGATCAGCATCTCTTCGACCTGATCCAGGCCAAAACCAGCTGCTAACAGCAAAACACCCTTTTGGCTAGCACGCGGGGAAATGACTATCCTGACATCCTTTTCAGATCCCATAATTTGCGCTGCAGCGGCGCGGTATGCCTGTACTCTGTCAATCCAGCCATCAGCTGAACAAGTA